TTTTGTCAAAAATATAAAGAAGAATTGCCACGAATGGTGTTCCCACCTTTACCAGGTGAAAGGGGAAAAGCTATTTTAGAGCAATATTCGCAAAAAGCCTTTGATGCATGGAAGTTTCACCAAACTACGTTGATCAATGAACGTAAGTTAGACCTATCTCTCGCTGAAAATAGGACCTGGTTAATCGAAGAAATGTACAAGTTTTTGCAAAACGAAGAAGTTGCTCAAGCCGAAGGGTTTGTAGAGCCAATTAAAGAAGAATCCATCGTAAATACGTATACACCACCTATACCTCCACCATTCGTATAATTTGCCCAAAGACTTGACAAAAACTTGACATGTACGTAGTTATTACGTATAATATTATATTATATTATATAAAATATCTAATAGGCGATATTAAGGGCGTGTCTCCCTACCATCGCGACCTGCAAACAGCTAAGTCTTAACAGATTTAGTCAATGGCAGTTGACACAACACGAACATAGAGTGCCTATATGAAGTACGTCCTTATCGATACAATGAATAATTTTTTTCGAGCAAAGCATGTTGCTTCTCGCAACGCTTCCACGTGGGAAAAAATAGGTATGGCATTGCATCTGACATTAGGTTTTGTTAACAAAGCAATGCGTGACTATGGCGCAGAGCATGTTGTGTTTTTCTTGGAAGGTCGTTCATGGCGTAAAGATTTTTATACTCCGTACAAGGCAAATCGTAAAGTCAAAGAACAAGACTTGACTGAGGCAGAAGTTGAAGAAAGTGCAATGTTTTGGGAGACGTATGAGGCATTAATTACATTTTTACAAGAGAAAACTAATGTTTCAGTCTTGCGTGATCCAAATGCTGAGGCTGATGATTGTATAGCACGTTTCACCGCACTTCATCCAAACGATGAGCATATCATTATTTCAACTGATACTGACTTTCTACAGTTAATAACTGAGTCAGTTCAGATATACAATGGCATGAGCAAACAATTAATTACACTCGACGGTTACTTTGATGATCGAGGTAAACCATTCATTGATAAGAAGACGAAACAGCATAAGCTATTAGAGGACCCGCAATATCTTTTATTCGAGAAGTGTATGCGCGGTGATACAAGTGACAATATATTCTCTGCATATCCAGGTGTTCGTAAGAAAGGCTCAAAGAATAAAACAGGGCTGTTAGAAGCATATGATGACAAAAATAGAGGTGGCTTCAACTGGAATAACATCATGTTACAGCGTTGGACAGACCACAATGAGGTAGAACATAGAGTTCGTGATGACTATGAACGCAATCGCACACTGATTGACTTAACTGCACAACCAATTGCATTTAGGTCTGGTACCGATACTTGTATTATAGAGGGATTGAATAACAATCCAATTGTTCCACAAGTAGGTATACACTTTATGCGATTTTGCGGCAAATACGAACTTACTAGAATTAGCGAGCAAGCAGGAACCTATGCTAAATGGCTGAATTCTTCATACAGCGGTTCATTAATGAATGAATAAAATTATAACTACGTTAGACCAGATGCATTCTTTTGTAGATATTATGCAAAGAGACAACATCAATATCAGTGTGGTGGGTGAAGAACCCCACAGAGCAGTTTTCCCTACATCCAAGCTAGATTTAACAATGGAATTCATTGTTTTTAAAAATGGTGGATTTTATATTGGTCTTGCTCGTAACGGTGGAGCAGATACTAGATTAAGTGACGAGATACATACTCAACTAATCAATCTGATTGAGGACACGGGTTATATGGTGTCAATAAATCAATCCAATGTTAGATGGAAGTCAGACGATCATATAGCAGACATAAAAGCAATTCATGCGTTAGTAGAAGGTGCAGAGTTTGTACCAAATGGTGGCTCTTCGTGGAGAAAGACTAATTTCAATCAGCGGTTTAATACTATTGCAAAACATTGGTATACAAATTGGGAAAATAATGATACCACAGCATTCAACAGAGACATTCTGGATACTATGAACACGAGAGTTGCTGTAAATTTACGTACAAACGAACTTAAGCATGGCGAACATGTGGTACCAGTTGATTATCTATACAGAAAAAGCTTGGATATGTATGCGATTGGCAAAACCGTAGAAAATGTAACAAACTTCTTGACGAGGAACTGTAAGATAGTTTATATTCGATCTGCGGATGCTATCAAACTCGACTTCGAACTTAAATTAAAAACGGTAATGACAGAAGGTTGGGTAGATGGGGATTCTCCGTTTGCAAGACTTGACTTTGCTGGTATTAAGATAGAAGGAAACATGATAAATGAGTAAGAACAACTTATTCACAAAAGCGGCCGATTTTAACGCTCGCTTCTATAATTCCGGTGATGAGCGGGTGTGGGAAAGAATAGAACATACATTACTAATGAATCCTGACAGAGTGAAGCTTGCAAAACGAATCGATATAGCTAAACTCCAATTTAAAAGAAAAAATCCAAATTTGGTATCCGATCCTTCTTTGTTGTTTTCTCTATTACCCGAAGGGGCGATAGACGGTGCCTTAATACCTGATATTTGCATTGACAAGACGTTACAAAGATATGTGTATTATGAAAAAATTATCGAGATTCTGTGTAATTTCGAAACTATCAAAATACAATGTATTAGAGTATATCGTAACGAAGCTGGACAACTAATTTGTTGGGACGGTCAACACACTTTCATTGCATTGTATATTATTACATGTTTAATATTAGAGTTAGACCCGTCTGAAGTGTATTTACCTATCACTATTTCAAAGGGGACGCTGAGAGCAGACATGCGTAGAACTACTCTAGGCGAGAATGGTGATGCTAAGACTCCCTTTGATGGATTTGATATTTTCGAATCACATGTATTTGGCGTAATTGGTGATAAGATGACTGATCTAGCATATCTTGCGTCACACACAAAGCACATGCATTTAGTAAAACACAACATGTTTTTGTCGAGCAAAAGAATGCATTCTAATGCTATTCCAGGTGCACTGACTCGTGTAGAAGAAATTATGGACATGAAATATCACCCCGACATTACACTGTATTTTGCACAATGGTGTCATTATCTAAACTATATCAATCGACCATTCGGCGGCACCGAAGTTAGTTTAATGTATGAGTATTTTAACAGGTGTTACGATGATGATACTATTACCCTCAATGAGGATTACGTTCGCTCAGTTGGTATAGCATGTAAGGGAGTCAGTGACAATGATTTCAATGGTAAGATATTTTTGGAAATGTCCAGTAAGAGTTTAGCAAGAGACCTATTAGAAAAATCAAATGCTTTGGCTATACCAGAGCGGTACATCAATAAAGATGGTACGGTAAGTGGTAAAAAGCTAGGTCCAAAAATGGACCGAAATTTAGACTATTTGTGTCAGTCGTTACAATTCCATGACATCAAAGTTCCAACACATGACCTTGAATGGATTGTCACTGAGGAAGAAGGATTTTAAAATAAATGAGAAATAACAAATATATTTACGAATACAACGGAGAAAAAATGATTTTAGATATTGAATTAACAGCTAAACCAATCACTGATGGCGAGTTTTGGATTTTAACTGATGGAAAAAACAAAGTAGGTAATGTCTGTGCTAATTCTGCGGGCTATGGAGTGCAATTGGCAGGTAGTTTCTTTCAATTTAAATCTACTAAAGATATTCAGAAAAAAACTAGAATTAAGTTTGCTTCCCCACCGGCATTACTAGCAGAAATAGATGTGCCGTATCCTGAATATCCCCAGCCCCCTCGAATTTATAATTCAGTGTATGACGTTAAACGTGGGTTGCATGTATTTACAAAAACCATGAAGTCTAAATGTTTTCATGCGGCAGGATACTTCGTTGTTGAACACAATGGATTAGAGGAAGTTATTTTTTGTCCAAAATACATCTTTATTCAGCGTTATCCGTACAAAGGGCCGTACAAATCGAAAGAAGAAGCCAAAATTGAGATAAATATATAAGCATATGTTACACATTAAAAATTTTATTAATAAAATGTCAGTTATGGAGGCCAAGCAACAAACCAACTTTGTGCTTCCAATTACTGAAGCGAGAGGTCTTCGGGACGATATTACTCTCCTATTAGCAGAATTGCACGAGTTAGAGAAGGTTAAAGACATGAACGAAATCACATATATAAACGTTAATGGTGGCTCGTTTTAATGAGCAGAAGCCAACCAACTGTGATATTAGAATATGTGGACAAAGAGACATATAAATGCGACCAGATTATTGAAGCATCTGGTATCTGGGCAGTCTATTACGATGACCAGCCTATTAATTTAAAGTCTTCACATTATTTAACTAATGACGCGGCGCCAAAATACAAGAAAACTAGTTTTTCTAATCCTGGTCACGCCAGAAACCTGTGCAGAAAATTAAATGCACAATTTAAAACTGACAAATTTACCGTTGTATTTTTGACTGTGGGACGTAAAGTATACCCTGATGATATTACCTAAAACCAAAAAAGAGATTACCCAAGCTGTGCTAAATGTTTTGCCTGAACAAAACAATAAGCCGATTGACCAGATGATGTTTGCGTGGTGGTTAACTGGTCGAGGTGGACAGGGGCTGAGATTAAGTGCTGAAGGACTTAAAGCATTTGAAGAGGCATTACTTGAATACTATGATTTCCCCTTAGGACTTGACACCACTGGGAAACTTAGTATCGCACCGGAATCTTTCGTATCTGAAATTATTAAGAAAATTAAATGTCCTTATTATTTAGGGATAACCAAAGTTAGACACCAGGAGAAACACGAAGGTAACACGGGAGCACCCTTTATTCGAGTCTATGATCACAAAACAGCCATGATGATGACATTGCACGGCACACTAAGAAGCTATTTAGACTCCCGAATCTGAATCCACCACCAACTTGTTCACCACTTGTACACCAACTTGTTCACCACTTGTACACCAACTTGTTCACCACTTTAAATTACGATAGGCGTTGACATTAGGTAACCCTTCTGTTACACTACAGGTACAATAAACTAAATTAAAAGGAACACAGTATGGATATGTTCAGTGATATAATGTCAATCATCATCGTTGGTATCGTAGCAACCGCAGTATCAATTACTGTGGGCCTGATCCTACATCATTGGTATTGGTTATATAGTAGCGAAGAGGATGGTGACGAACCGCAATGGCCAATGGCACTTATGCCCGCTCAGTGGACGAAGTTCGGGCCAGATTCTACTGAGTCTTATTTGCCTGAGTTAGGAGTA